ACAACCTGGGATTTCGCAGAAGAAGTCGTAGACCGATATGGTGTGGAACGCAGAGTCATAGCTTGCCCCGACCCAACAGGCGCAGCCCGAAAAACATCAGGAGTCGGATCAACAGACCACAGTATCTTACGCAAAAGCGGATTCACAGTATCCTCCCCACGCTCCCCCTGGAAAATCCGAGATAAAATAACCGCAGTAAATACTGCACTATATGACGCAATGGGTGAACGCAGAACTTTAATCCACCCTCGATGCAAAGAATTAATAAAATCCCTCCGCACCCTAACTTACGCACCAAACACAGGTATGCCCAATAAAAATCTTGGAGTGGACCACGCTTTCGATGCTTTCGGCTACCTCTGTCTACAACAATTTAACCTTGCCAAACCAGAGACACTGGGCCAAACTTCGTTTAGAATATACTAAGATACCCTTTTTGCTTATGGCCTACGGAATGTCCACACCCAAGAAAAAGAAAAAGAAGAAAAGGGGAGGAAAGAAGAGACATGAATGTACCTGTTAACAAAGCGTTATACTCCAGAGTAAAAGCAGAAGCCAAACGAAAGTTTGCCGTCTACCCATCCGCCTACGCAAATGCTTGGTTAGTCCGAGAATACAAAAAACGTGGCGGAACTTACAGAGTAGGAAAGAAGAAAAGTGCCCCAAAAAAGAAAAAGTAGCCGAACTAAGGGTGGTTTGGACCGTTGGTTCAAGGAAAAGTGGGTAGATGTAAAAACTGGTAAACCCTGTGGTCGTCAAAAAGGCGAAAAAAGAGGCTACCCTGCCTGTAGACCAAGTAAACGTGTCTCAAGTAAGACACCTAAGACTGCTTCTGAGATGTCAAGTGCCGAAAAAGCACGTTTCAAACGTGAAAAAACAAGCAGTAAGAGAATCGGTTATCAACATAGACGTAGAAAGAAGAAGAAATAACTGTAAAAAACCCTATTTCACGGTAATATAATCGTATAAGTTAAATTTTCTTTAAATCATGGCATTTTTTAAGGGTGAAGAAGGTTCTGTCAAGTTTTCTAAAGATGGAACTGCGGGAGAACTTGATACAGTTGTTTCAACAACAGGTTGGTCACTTGATATAACAAAAGATACCCTAGAATGTACTGCACAAGGTGATAATTCTAGAAAATATGTAGGCGGTTTAATTTCTGGATCTGGAACTGTTGATTTTCTTTATACTGCTGCTACTGCTACTGATTCTACAGGTGAAATATTAAGAGATGTTTTACAGGCAGATGATCCAGCAAATGCTTCATTCGAGTTATTCCTTAATGGTTCTAACAAAGTAACTTTTAGTGGCATTGTTACAGGCACAACTTTATCCACAGCAACAGGTGATCTTGAAACAGTAAGTATAAGTTTCCAAACTTCTGGTGATATTACTGCTAACGACTTGTAAGGCCAAAAAGAAAAAGGGGAAAAAGAAATGAAGAAAAAAGAACTTACAGCTAGACAGAAGACTGCATTAGCAAACCATAAGAAGAAGGGTACTCATACTGCACAACACATGAAAATAATGAAAGAAGAGATGTTAAAAGGCAAGACATTCATGCAAGCACATGCAATAGCTTTAAAGAAAAAAGGAAAGTAATGCCACGCAAAAAAGGAGTCAGTTTATCAGTAGGAAGAGGTGAAAAGTCCAAGAAGGGAGGGCTGACTGCTAAAGGACGAGCAAAATATAATAGAGCTACAGGTAGTAATTTAAAAGCACCTGTTACAGGCAAAGTAAAACCTGGTAGCAAAGCAGCTAAGAGACGTAAATCCTTCTGTGCAAGAATGAGTGCAGTAAAAGGACCAATGAAAAAGCCTAACGGCAAACCTACTAGAAAAGCATTAGCATTAAGGAGATGGAAGTGCTGACATGACTTATTCAATCCCAGGCCCAATACGAACATCTATAACTTCTTCCAGTTACATAGGTGGAAGCAATAGTCCATTTACCCGTACAAGAGCAGTACTGGACATGATGCAGGGTTGGGAAATTATGAAAGCTGTCTCAGAAGGAACAAAATACTTACGTGACAACTCAGAAATATTTTTACCATTAGAACCAAGAGAAGATGCAGAAGCATATCAATCTCGTGTAGATAGAGCAGTATTCAGTCCTTTTACGCAAAGATTAATAAGAGCAGCTACAGGTCTTGTCCTTCGTAAACCAATAACATTAACAGGCGATCCATACTGGACAGAAATGTTCAAAATGGACGTTGATGGTTGTAAATCAGATTTAGATGAATACGCAAGAAGAGTATTGATGTGCTCATTAACTTATGGTCAAAGTCATATCCTTGTTGATTATCCTGCACCCTCTGGTGCTGTAAGTCTTGCAGAAGAACGTCAGCAAAATCGTAGGCCATATTGGATTGAAATAGACCCTAATAATATCTATGGTTGGCGACTGGATCGTGAATCTAATTACGGCAGTCTGATACAGGTAAGAATCGGAGAAAAAGCTGTATTACCAGATGGTGATTTTGGTGAAAAGATATACGATCAGATAAGAGTAATCGAACCAGGTAACTATCGTGTATTTAGAAAAAGAGAAACGGTAGATGAATTATATGAAGAAGATATGGGTATTTATCCAACTGATATGTCATCACCTGCTGTAGAAAAAGATTTTAAACAGGTTGAATCAGGCAATTTTTCATTAGGCGAAATACCTTTAGTGACCATATATTCTGGCAAAGTAGACAATATGACAAGCAAACCACCCTTACTAGATATTGCGTATCTCAATCTTGCTCATTTCCAAAGACAGGCTGATCTTATTCATAGTTTGCACGTTGCATCTCAGCCAATGCTTGTAATGGAAGGATATGACGATCAGACAAAGGATTTAGCTATATCTGTAAATTATGCAATGGCAACTCAACCAGGAAATAAAATTTATTATGTAGAACCAGCTTCAAGTGCTTTTGATGCTCAATCAGCAGAAATTAAAGAATTACAAATGCAGATGGCTACTTTAGGCATCAGTACATTATCACAGCAGAAATTTGTAGCCGAGTCAGCAGATGCCAGACGATTGGACCGAGTAGACACTAACTCCATGCTCGCAATGGTATCTATGGAATTAGAGCAGAAACTTCAAAAGGCTTTCAATCTCTCGGCCGAGTACGTTGGAATCGAACCACCAGAAGTAAAAATCAGCAGAGACTTTGACATCGAAAGACTGATTGGACAGGATATTACAGCCTTAACATCACTATTCGATCAGCAAGTCATTGATAGAGAGGAGTTTCGAGATATTTTAGTACAAGGAGAAGTGCTGCCTACTGCAAACGAGGACAAATCTGAATAATCTGCTACAATAGTATATAAGTATATGCAGAATTAAAATGCCTATTCCACAAATGCGTTACGAAGAGATCAATCCTCCAGAGAAAAAACCAGACGCAAAGAAGGCTTCTAAGAAAGAAACTACAAAAGAAACAAAAAAATCCGCAGAATAATATGACAGAAGAAACTGTAAACAATCAACAGGAGCAACCTACTCCTGTAGTATCTGATTCGCAACCTGATTTATCAGCACAGTTAAAAGAAGCTAATGAACGTGCTGCAAGAGCCGAATTATTAGCTGAGCAACAAAAAAAGCTTGCAGAAGATATGACAGAGAAGTTTAAAACTGCAAAGTCTAAAATTGGTCAATATTATGACGATAGAAAGCAAGCTTTAGAAGATCAGGGTGCTTATAAACCTTTATGGGAGGAGGCTAATAAGACAAATCAAGATTTACAGGCAAAAATAGCTCAATTGGAGCAGGAAAATCAGGATATAAAAACTTCTAACGATAAAGCAAACACTAGGCAGACAGCACTAGCAGCTATCAGTAATCTTGGAGCTATAAATGCAGAGCAAACTTTATCTTTAATAGAAGGTAAATTACAGAAAAATGCTCAAGGTGAAGTTGTAGTTCTTGAAGGTGGAGTTGAACATAATTTAAATGCACATATTACAGGTCTTAAAAATCCAGGCAGCGGTTGGGAACATCACTTTAAAGCCAGTAGTGCAGCAGGTATGGGAGCTAAACCTAGTCCAGTAGGAAGTGCAGGTGGAAATGTTAATAATCCTTATAAAAGTCAAAATATCACAGAACAGCTTATAATGGAAGCAGAGAATCCAGATCTTGCAGCCGTGCTGAAAGCGGAAGCTCAGTAACATCAAAAACCACGATAATTTCAGTTAAGTCGGTGGCTTAAGAAATTATTATCAAGTCCGTGACTTGAAGTATGTTACTCCAAGTCCGTGACTTGGCAATTTAGTAATATTTCATTTTTATAAATGGCAGCACCGTTTAAGAACTATTCGGGTGGTGTTTTATTAGCGGACATCATCAAAACGAATAATTTTGCTCAATATGTTTCACAAGCAATTAAAGAGCAAAGTAAATTTTTAGCTAGTGGAGTTGTAACAAGAAACGCACTGTTAGATTCAACTTCTGGCGGTACTCGTATTCAAGTTCCACAGTTTAACCCTATCGCACCAACTGAAGAGATTTTAGATGGCACGGCTACATGGGGAACATCTGGAGCAGGTCATTTAACACCTCAGAAAATCTCAACAGGTACACAGGTTGCAACCATCACACATAGAGGCTTCTCTTATGCAGTTGATGATTTAGCAGTCCTAGCTGCTGGTGATGATCCAATGGCTCACATTAGAAACCAGCTTGCGACAGCAATCAACAAACTTATGAACGCTAAGTTGTTTTCACAGCTTGCAGGTTTGTTTGGTACAGCTTTATCTGCAAATGCACTTGATGTAGCTCTTGGAGCAGCAGGACCAAACGCAGCAGAAGCAAACTTCTTAACAGCTTCTACTATTGCTAAAGCAAGAAACCTTTTGGGTACAAGAGGTGAGGAGCTTAATGTTCTTGTTGTACATCCATCTGTTTACTACTACTTACTACAAGTAGGTATGCTTACATTCTCAACATCTGCTCTATCAACTGGTGGTGCAGTAACTTGGGGTGGCGGTGGTGTTGGTGTAACTGACAGCACTGTTGGCAATTTCGCTGGCTGCACAGTTGTAGTTGACGAAGCTGTAAACACAGTAGCTCCAGGATCAACTGGTCATCAGACTGAATTTTTCTGTTACTTAACATCTCAGGGAGCGATTCAGGAAGGTATCCAGAAGGATCAGTTAATTGAGGCTGAAAGAAACATTCTTTCCAAGCAGACTGTTATGTCACTTGATTACCACAACACATATCATGTTATGGGTACTAAGTGGAATGATGCTGCTGACAACCCAACTAATGCAAACTTAGCAACAGCTAATAAGTGGCAAGCTACTTATGATACTGATCTAATACCTTTAGTTCAGATCACAGTAAACTCACCTATGAATACAACAAATATTTCATAGTTGATACTAAGAATAAACCTCATCAAATATTGGTGGGGTTTTTTCTTTACGCTACAATAAAACTAAATTTAATTATCAATCGTGGCAGCAACTATAGATGCAACTATAAAAGGTGAAAATGCTAATAGCTATGTCACATTGACTGAAGCTAACAGTTATTTTGAAACAGTTCCAGATTCAAGTACTTGGACAAATAAAACAGACGATCAAAAAAATAGATCCCTAATAGCAGCTACTAGATGGATAGAAACATTAGTTTTCTACGGTAAAAGATGTGATAATGGACAGGCATTAAAATTTCCTAGAAATAATTATGTTGTTGATGGAGTTGAACTTACCTGTAGTGTTATACCTTTAAATATCAAGTACGCACAATATGAGTTGGCAAGAGCATTAGCTAATGATACAGATGCTATTACAGGAGCAACAGGAACAGATGGTAATTTTTCTGAAGTTAAATTAGGTGATATTGAAGTAAAGTACAATACAAACAGTCAGGGAGCAGGAACTATAAATAATATTCTTGACGTTTATCCGTGGTTACAAAGTTATCTTGGAGCGTATATGTTAGGTGGATCTGGAACATTTCAAACTAGAGTGGTGAGAGGATAATGGCAGGACAGTTAGATTCAGCATTTAAACAAATAGCTAAACAAGTGGTGTCTCAACTTGGGAACTCACTAGACACCTCAGTCATTTACACGCGAAAGGGTGTATCTAGCTATAACAACGAAACGGGAGAGTACATAACAGTAGACACAAATTACACAATAAAAGTGCCCATAGAGTTTGTACAGTCTGTTGAAGAATCTGGATTCCAGGAGAATGTTGCAAGACTCTACATCACACCAGATTTGATAGGTGACAACCAACCATTACTTCAGGATGAAATATCTCTTACATTTTCTGGATCGACAAGAGCAGCTAAAATAACAGATATACGCACACTTAAAGGTGGGCAGGAATATCTGTTCCGTATTGATGTAATTTTCTGATGGGCTTAGTAAACACTAGAGCAGCTTTTGAGACTGCAATATTAGATGCAATTCAGGCAGATGATCCTACTGTTACTGTAGTATTTGATAACACCCCTTTTGCAAAACCTGGAAAAACTAAAAAATACATTATGGTCACTTTAGAGTTTACGCAGTCAACTGCTCAACCTCAAGGCGAGGCTAAAGCTTACTACGCAGGAACAATAAGATGTGCAGTTATGACTCCTTCCAATAAAGGATCTGCTGCTGCATCAGCTTTATGCGAATCCCTTATAACAGGATTAACTTCAGTAAACAAGTCCACATACATTGATACTTTTTCTGTATCTCCCAGAGTAAGTCAAATCAGTGGACCAACATCAGTGGTAACAGATAACCAAAGTCATTATATGAGTGCAATAAACTGTACTTTCAGTGCCAATGATTAAGGATATAAAAGAACTTACAAAAGATATAGAAAAGTTTGTCATAGAAGGTAAGGCAAAGGCAGCATCAAATATTCAATTTTCTCTTCAATATCGAAGCCCTTACTGGACAGGAACATTTAACGCTTCCTGGAAAATACAGAAGGGTACACCAGTAGATGCAATCAAACCCAGAAAAGAAAATCAGGGTTACCGCAGTGGTATAAGAGCACCAGAAAAAGGCCCAATAATAAAGACTTCTTTATCCGAAGCACTGTATATAGGTAATGAAACTGAATATGCTGGCTTCGTTATTAATAGAGCACCATCGCAAAATTTTGATGACCCTATTCAGTTCTATGAGGATCTATTTACTATAGGAGCAGACACAAGTCCTATACCAAATAGTCCTGAATGGTATTACTACTACATTGGTACAGAGGAAATTGAGTTTGATATAGATAACGCATTTACTAGTTTAGGCTTGGGCTATGCTGGTTTCTCTGCCGAAAGCAGTTATTAATAAAGACAATAATAGCTACTTAAGTTATACTACAAGAATAGATCTTATTTTTTATGCCTACAGAAAGAGCAATCGACAAACTTAAAAAAGCGTTTAGTGTCCAGGAACGTAGTAGTTACTCTATTTTTAAAGGAGATCAACTCATTCTGAAGATATACTGGTCACCTCTTACAATAGCCGACAGAGATGCAATAAACAGTACATTAATAGCTATGAACAAGGGTCAGGAAGAAGGAAGTTTAGACTTTGCTCTTCAGGTAATTCTTACAAAAGCTGAAGATGAGTCAGGTGCAAAAATGTTTACAACGGGAGATCTACCCTCATTAAGAAGAGAAATACCAATGTCAGTATTGATAGATCTTATGACCAAGATGCAGAGTATGGGCGAGGAGGAAAGCCCCGATGCCGTAAAAAGCTAAACTAAAAGAGGATAACTTTACATATTTACAATTCTTTGTAGCCGAAAAATTAGGATA